TACAAATGCTTACGAACAATTAGAGATAGTAAACAGAGCAGTTAACATGATTGTTGATGATGTTGCTGAAATACCATTCACTCTTGGCAATCAAACTCCTGGAGTTAATAATATTGTCAAAAATATTAGAAGATCAAAGGTAGACGTTTTAATTAATAGAGAACCAAATCCTTTTCAGGACATTAACTCTTTTAAAAGAAATCTTATTATAGATCTAATGTTAGATGGAAATATCTTTATATATTTTGATGGTGCTCATCTTTATCACTTACCAGCAAATAAAGTAAGAATAGAAAGTGATGAAAATACTTATATTGCAAAATATACTTATGAAAACAGTATAGATTATAGTCCTAATGAGATTATACATATAAAAGAAAACAGTTTTAACTCCATTTATAGAGGAGTTCCAAGATTAAAGCCAGCATTTAGAACTATGCAGCTTTTATCAAGTATGAGAAACTTTCAAGATAACTTCTTCAAAAACGGAGCAGTTCCAGGACTCGTACTAAAATCACCAAACACTCTTTCTGAGAAAATAAAAGAAAGAATGTTACAAGCATGGGTTGCAAGATATAACCCACAATCTGGAGGTCGTCGCCCACTATTTTTAGATGGCGGACTAGAGGTTGAAAATCTAACAGAAATTAATTTTAAAGATTTAGACTTTCAAGAAGGAATTAAATCAAACGAAAGAATTATACTAGAAGCAATGGGAATACCACCCATTCTACTAGACGGCGGTAATAATGCAAATATAAGACCTAATCATAGGCTTTATTATTTAGAAACAATTTTACCAATCGTAAGAAAATTAGGGTATGCCCTTGAGCGTTACTTTGGTTTTTCAGTATCTGAGGATGTAACAGGAATACCTGCTTTACAACCAGAACTAAGAGACCAAGCAGCATACTATGCTACTCTTGTAAATACAGGGATTATGTCTCCAAATGAAGCAAGAGAGGCTCTAGGTAAAGATCCAGTAGCTGGATTTGATGAACCTAGAGTACCTGCAAATATAGCTGGCTCAGCAGCAAACCCCGAAGAAGGCGGTAGACCTCAAGAGGCTGCCCCAAGCGAAGAGGAATAAATAAATGACAAAAGATATGATGGCAAAGGCAGTTTCTGAGTACTTTAGTAAAAAGGGCGGTCCTATGGACTTAGCTACTTATAAAGCAGACGGAAGTAATGTTCCTGTAAAAGATTATTTGCTTAGAAGAAATTTCGGAAGTTGGAATAGAGTTCTTAGTGTAGTGGAAAAAAGATATCCCGTTACTGTAAAAGCACCAACACCAGCACCAACACCTGCCCCAAAAGCAAAAGCACCAGCTAAGAAAGCACCGGTTAAGAAAGTGGAGAAAAAAGATGTCAAATAAAATATATCACTGGACTAGCACTTTTAAATCCTTAGGAGAATCTGAGGATGGTAGCGTAGATATTAAAGGTTCTGCAAGTACAAATGGACTTGATAGAGCTGGAGATATTATTGAAGCTGATGCATGGACAAAAGGCGGGTTAGAAAATTTTAAAAACAATCCAATTATTTTGTTTAATCACAATTACGACAAACCAATTGGTCGTGCAAAAGATTTAAAAGTTACAGAAAACGGTTTAGAAATATCTGCAAAGATATCTAAAGCTGCTGGAGATGTAACACAATTAATTAAAGACGGTGTCCTTGGGGCTTTTTCTGTTGGTTTCAAAGTCAAGGACGCTGATTATATGACCGAAACCGATGGATATAAGATAAAGGACGCAGAGCTTTTTGAAGTTTCTGTAGTATCAGTGCCGTGCAACCAAGGGGCAACCTTTGGATTAAGCAAGTCATTTGATTCTATGGATGAATACAATGAGTATAAGCAAACTTTTTATAAGGCTAACTTAAAAGATTCAGCAGACGCTGTTGAAATTGAGCAGCCAAGTACGGCGAAAGCCAAGGAAATGGAGACAAATATGTCAAAAGAAAATAAATCTCCTGAAAGCAACCCAGAGTTCAATCTTGAATCATTTGCTGCAGAAGCTGCTGAAAAAGCAGTTGCTAAATATGCAATGAAACAAGCCGAACTTAAAGCTGCTGAACAGAAGGCTGCGGAAGAAGCTGCTCAAAAAGCTGCTGAAGAAGCTGAAGTTCAAAAAGCCTCCGAGGAAGCAAAACAGGAAGAGCAAAAAACTGTAATCCAAGCTGGATTAACAGGTGCTGAAAAATTAATGTCTGACGTTGAGTCTAGAGTGAAAGAGGACTATTCTAAGTTAGAAGAAGTCGTTAAATCACTTGAAGCACAACTCAGTGAGAAGTCTGAAGAAATCATGAATATTCGTGAGTCTAAAAGACATTTCTCTGACAGACAAGGTAACAACGGCGATTGGAAAAAATCGTTTGAGCAAGACATTCTTGACGCTAAATTCGCTGGCTTAGCTAGTGGCAAAGGCTGGAATACAGAAATGTCCAAGTCTTTGATGGAAAAAGTAAATCAACATTCAGGTGTTGAAGTTTCATCAGCTGACTTTGAGCAAGTTGTTTCAACAAACATTGAAAGAGATATTCAAAACGAGCTAGTATTAGCACCTCTATTTAGAGAAATTGCTATGACTTCAGCAAACATGATTATCCCAATCTTGCCAGATGCAGGTTATGCAGAGTTCACTTCTAACCAAGCTGCTTCAGGTTCATCACCTTATGGTAACTTAGAAACTAGAGGCGATACATACGGAGCACCTTTTACTGGTGTAACTATGACTGAAAGAACTATTTCAACATCTAAATTGATTTCAACATCTTATTTAGGTAATGAAACAGAAGAAGATGCAATCTTGCCAATTCTACCATTGATCAGAGAATCTATGGTTAGATCACATGCAAGAGGTATTGAAAATGCAATTCTAGCAGGTAACCACGATAATGGTGTTTACACTTCAGGCGCATTTGAAGGTCTATTAGCAGCAGCTGATTCAGACAATCATGAGTCTGTAGTTGGAACAGGTGGTTTCGCAGCTAGTGATGCAGTTACCGCAGCTGATCTTCTCGCTATGAGAAAAAACATGGGTAAATATGGCGTTAACCCTAGTGATGTAGTATATATCGTTTCACAAGACGTGTACTTTAATTTACTAGAAGATGCTGAATTCCAAGATGCCAACCTAGTTGGTGATATGGCTACTAAGCTAAGTGGCGAAATTGGTCAAGTATTCGGTTCACGAGTACTACTATGTGACGAATTCGCTTCTAAAGCTGCTGACATCTATGGTGCAGTTGCTGTATACACAAGAAACTACGTAATGCCAAGACTACGCGGTGTAACCGTTGAGTCTGATTACGAAGTTGCAGCTCAGCGTAGAGTACTAGTTGCTTCACAAAGAATTGGTTTCACCGATCTAATCGATGGCGCTACTTCTAAGTGGGCATTAGCTTACCAATCAGCATAAGGATAACCCTTAATAGAACATGGTTTTCGGGAGTGTACCTAACACTCCCACTTTTTAATTATGGCAGATTTAATAACAGTACAAGAGTATAAAAACGCAGAGGGAATCGCAAATGCAAAAGACGATTCACGCCTTGATATTATTGTACCACAAGTTAGTAATTTAGCCAAGAAGTATTGCGGTACTTCTTTTATTGATTATTATAGTAGTGATAAAACCGAAACTTTTTCAATTTTCGACAACTTTACCAGTACTATAGTCGTCAGTGAAAGTCCACTTGTAAGTGTGACTTCCGTAAAAGAAAGAGGCACATATGAAGCCTCTTATGAAACTCTTGCAACAGCAGATTACGAATATTATGTAGATGTTGCAGCAGATTCAATAGTAAGAACTACAAAGAGTGGAGCAAAAAAAGCATTTCCACAAGGCGTAGGAAGTGTACAGATTGCATATAAGGCAGGCTTTAGCGCAACTCCAAGTGATCTTAAATTAGCACTTTTTGACTTAGTAACATACTATTTAAAAGACGAACATAAAGAACGAAGAACAATAGCAGGAGCAACGTTACAGAATCAAGGAACATCTGGAGTACGAGATAATACAGACTTTCCAGATCACATAAAAAGAGTACTTGATTTATATAGAGTAATAATCTAGTGGCTAAAAAATATTGGACAAATATAATACGAGATATTTTTAAAGAAGAAGTAAAGGGAAGAACAAAGACATATAGAAAATTACAAGGAAAAGACTTTAAAGATGAATCTCTAAACTTAAGAACTTTTGCAAAATTAGATAAAAATTGGACAAAAGCTGCAATTGATGCGTCTCTTGCAAAAGTAGGTATTAATCCAAACGAGTATAAAGAAGCAGTAAGTCAAGCAGTAAATGCTTTTCATGAAGAAGTAATACGAAAAGGCAGTAAGCTAAAAACTATTGAGAAAGTAACAGAAACTGGAATTGCAGGAAAAGGACGAACAATAGCAAATAATGTACTACCTGCTGCAAGAAGAAAAGCAAGGGAAATATTACAGAAAGCAATAGAAAATTTACCTCAAGGCGAAGGAACAAGAGAGTTACAGTTTTCCCATGGAGAATTTGGGATTAATAAAAAAGGTATGCAAACACCTATAACAACGACAGGTACTATGAAAGGTTTGCATTTATTAAATTTATTAAATTCTGAAAAATTTGCAAAAGCTTTTGAAGGACAATCAGGAAGAGGATTACAAGCAGATAAGTTTCTACGAGAGGCAATATTAGTAGACTTAGAAGAATTTTATAGTAAAGAACTTTATTGGAATATAAATTTATCAGCAACTCCGGGAGCAAAGATAACAGATACTTACGAAGTATATGCAGGTATAAAAAAACAAGAATTACCTTTAGAATATGACTTTCCTTTCGATAGAGACAAAAAAATACAAAAAAGAATAAATGATAGATTTCAAGAGACTATTGAAAAAACTCTTAGAAAAAATATGGGAACTTATTTTAAAGCCAGTAAGATGGAATCAAGTTCAAAAAATGCAGATCGTTATAAACTAGCGCTCTTAAAAACAGTAGTAAATGAACTAGATAATATTCCAGGCTCAAGAATAACTTCAAATGTAAAAGAGTTAAAAGATCTTTCTAGTAGGAAGAAAACTCCAGTTATTAGTAATGAAGGTAGAGGAAGAGTTGTAAAAAGAAGAAAAATTAGTAAAGCTTCTTCAAAGAAAGTAAAATCTCAACCTACAAGTACAGCAGTTAATGTGCTAAAGTTAAAAAATTTAATAAATGCAATGTTACCGGAAGCATTATTAGCACAAATGGAATTGCCAAGATTAAGAAATAGAACAGGTAGATTTAGAAGTTCTGCTCAAGTTACTGATATTAGAATAGGACCTAGAGGAGGAACTGAAATAGATTATACCTATCAGTTAAATCCTTATCAAACCTTTGAGCCGGGAGGAGCACAAGGCAGTGTTAATAGAGATCCACGTGCTTTAATTGGGGGAACAATAAGAGAGATTGCTCAAGAATTAATGGGCAAAAAATTTATTAAAACAAGGAGAGTATAATGGCAAATAGAGACTATACAACAAGAAGAAGTGCCATTGTAAATGCCTTTGTAGAAAAACTAAAAACAATAGACGGAACAGGAAAATTTAGAACTGTAGTAGCAAGCACCTCACCAAGACTTTTGTTCTGGGATGAGATAGCAGAGTTTCCCGCAGTTCATGTAAACTCAGGTAGCGAAACTAGAGAATATTTAGGAGCAGGAGAAAAATTTAGATATCTTACATTAACATTTAGATGTTATGTAAATGAAGAAGATGCTGTAGATGCTTTAGAAATGTTACTTGAAGATGTGGAAACAGTAATTGAAGACAACAATCCAATTAGTTATAATACTGGATTAGGAGTAACAACTACTACTATACAAACAACAATAAACTCCATCGACACAGATGAAGGAGTTTTAGAACCTTTTGGAATTGGCGAAATAATAGCGACAGTCCAATATTAATGAAAACGGATAGGCAGAGAATACTCTAGCCAACCCCTTTTCAAAGCAAAATAGGAGAATGTAAAATGGCAGATACATTTTATTACTCGAGAGATACGTTAGTTCATCTTACTGATAGCGCAGGAGCAATCTATAAGATACCAGTCTTAGATGGATTTAGTTTTTCTCAAGCAACCAATGCAACGGAAGTTACATTGAACGAAATGGCAACAGGTGGAGTAAGTAGAAGAGCTAGACAAATGTTTACGGATTCTTACGCTCCTGCTGAGTGGTCGTTTCAAACCTACATTAGACCTTTTACGTCTGGTGGCGGGGGCTCAGCTGGTGAGCATAGCAGCGCTTTCTCTCATGTAGTGGAAGAAGCTTTATGGAATGCATTAGCAGGGTATGGAGCTATAGGAGCAACAGGAGCAGGTTTTAGTTCCGCTGATGCAAATGGTGCAGATTTAGCATTTACAAATTCTAATCGACCAGAATTAGATACTTTTGACCTATTCTTCGAGATGGGCAGTGGTAAAGCTAGTTCAACTGTTTACAAAATAGAAGGTTGTGTTGTAAATGAAGTTTCAATTGATTTTGATATTGACGGTATTGCAACAGCAAACTGGTCAGGATTTGGAAAAATCATAACAGAAGTAGATACAATGACAACCGCAACTATCTATGAAGGCACAGCAGCAGCCGATACTAATAACTTTATTAGAAATCGATTAACTGATTTAGCCGTAACAGCTACAACAGCTGAAGATATAGTTGGTACTTATACTCTAACACTAACAGGAGGAAATATTACTATTTCAAATAATATGACCTTCTTAACACCAGAAACACTAGGAATTGTGAATCAGCCTTTAGGTCACGTTACAGGAACTCGTTCTGTAACAGGTAACTTTACTTGTTATTTGAATACTCCTACAAGTGGCGCCTCAAGTGCAGATTTATTTGAAGATATTATTGAATCAACCACAACAATAACTAATGATTTCAATCTAGTATTTGTAATTGGTGGAACAGGTAATACTCCAAGAGTTACAGTAACATTACCAACATGTCACTTGGAAGTACCCTCACACTCAATTGATGATATTATAAGTTTGGAAACAACTTTCCATGCTTTACCAACTTCAGTTGATGCAACAGACGAAATAACAATGGAGTTTGTAGGACCAGCAGTAACATAATAATTAATTTAGCGGGAGGGGAAACCCTCCCTCTTTTAACCAGGAAATAGAATGACAGAACAAGAAAACAAATCAGTATCACTAGCGAGTTTATTAACTCCAAGCAAAACAGTTTCAGTTGATTACCCAGGAATGTCTGGATTTTCAGTTGACCTTTGCTACTTAGCAAGGGAAGAACTACTAAAACTACGAAATCGTTGTTTATCACAAAAGTTTAA